CTATTTATAAGGAATTATATTATTAAAAATAAGATAAAAAAAAGGGGAGAGCCGAAGCCCTCCCCAAATTTGTAGTCAAGTTTCTTATTTTTACATAAGGTTTGTAACTTTGACCCGGCGATAGTAAACATTAGCACCGTCATCAATAGATGCATCGGTGTTCTGCGTGTCACCCGCAGCAACTGCACCAGCAGTCTGAGCGAATGGGTTAGCAGCCATTCCGTAACGAGTCTTGAACCCGATTTTCGGTTGGAACGTATTCTCACCAACCGCACGAACCATTTGCAACGGAACGTATGGGCAGTAGAACATACCAGCGTCATAAGGCGAAGAACCCTTGTAACCAACAACGTAGTACTGACTTGCAGCAACGTTGGCAGCATACGGATCAACATACACTTTATAACGACCATTGAGAACACCAGCGAAAGTTGTCGTAGTGTCATCAACGTTTAGTGAGTTATTAAGAGCAGGCGTGTAATCAAGGATACCAGCCATTTGCAATGCAGACGCAACGTCAGCAGAACACATCAGCATGTTACCTTTACCACGGCGAGTCTGTTGACCAATCGCATTGGCGTCACGTTCGATACCGAACATCAAACCCTTGAATTTCTCAACCGACCAACGACCATTCGAGTCAGTGTCCAGATCAAAAATACCAGCAGTTGTTGTGTTAACTTGAGCACCTTTAACAGCGGCGACATAAACACGACGAACTACTTCACGATTGATTTCAGCAAGAATTTCCGAACTAAGAATGTTCGCAAGTTCTGTCTCAGCGTCCAAACCGTGGATCGCTTTGAGGTCTTGAGCAAGTTCCATCGTGTACTCGGCCTTCAGAGCACGGGTAACGGCAGTAACCGTTGACTTGTCGATGGAGAATGCCATCTCAGCGAATGCGTTTGTGGATGTATCACCCAACGCCTCACCTTGAGCAGTTGTCTGACCAGTTGCACTTGTGTAAGTACCAGCAGAAGGACTGTCGTTAAGAACGGCAGGGTTTGTTTCTGTGGCACCAACATCGCCACCACCAGTTGTACCGGCGGCGTTCTGGTTAGAAGCACCTTGCTGACCCGGCATCGCTTCATCAACGAGCGCTTCAGCACCATCCGAGGACAGGAACGAAGCACGCATTGCGAAGATCAGACCCGTAGGACCAGTCATCGGCTGAACACCGCAAATGTCATACGCAATCAGATTGGGCATGGCACGGCGAACGAGCGAGATTAAAATTGGATCCCAATTAGAAATGGAACCACCTGTGGAGTTAGTAGGCGCAGCTTCCGAAAGGAAACTTGCGTCTTCTCTCATGGCTTTTTCTTGGTTTTCCAAGATAACAGTTGTGACCGCACGGCGATAGGAATCCTCAATCTTAGGAAGATCGGGGTGTTCTAGGACTGGCTGCCACTTTTCTTGTAGATGTTCTGTCTGAAACATTTTAGTTTCTCCTTATTGTATTTCTACAGTTATTTATAAATTATGCACTCTTTGACCGACTGATTGCCGACATGTACGAACGAATCGTATCAGTCGTATCAATGTCCTGTGCAGTCTCACCATTTTCATAATCAATCACGAAAGACGTTTCCCCACCAGTTTTCGGGAAATAACTTTCCTTTAAGGTGTCCAATTTTGCACGGAAAGTATCTTCTCCAACAAAATCAACATCTTCGGTAAGGGACTTGAACTTCTCTACTTCAGTAGCAGCAAGGTCTTCAGATACTTCACTAACAATCTGTTCTCTTGTAAGAGATTCAACCACCTTTTTCTTCTCAACGTTTTCTTCAATAGTTGCGTTGAGTTTTTCTTCCAACTCAGCAATTTTTTCTGACTGAGCTTCTAGAACGTCATATTTTTCATCAGGAACATCAATGTAATGATCTTCAAACAATTGTTTAAGACCACTGATAAAGTCCTCAGCGATTTCACCCTTTAGACCACGTTCAATCGCAAGTTCGTTCTCTTGCATCCACTGTTCGACAACGTAACCAAGATAGTCATCAACTTTCGCTGACAACTCTTCTTTAATTGTCTCTGTAGCTTCTTCAAGAGCAACTGCGTAGCCTTCTTCCATTCGCACAACTTCACTACGGATTTTTGATTTAACAGCAGCTTCAAAGATTGTCGCTGCCTTGTCTTTGAACTCTTCGGAGAGGTCTTCACCAGCAACCAATGCGTCAACATCTTCCTTGACGCTGATTGATGCAATTTTCTCTTCGATAGCATCTTTCTCAGCCTGAAGTTTCTCAAGTTCTTCTTCAGTCTTTGCATTTCCTGCTTCTTCAATCTTAGAAGCATGACTCGCAAGCATCTCTTCGATTTCAGACTTCTTCATCTTACCGATTTGTTCAAGTGCTTGAGCTTTTGTCATCTTTGCTTCTGAAACAACTTCACCTTCTTCTGGTTCGTGAGAAGCTGCGAGCTTCTGAGGAGCATCAGATTTACCAGCACTTTTCTGTTGTGCATCACCAGAAACAGATTTAGCAGAAGCAGATGCTTTCTTACCAAGTTCTTTTTCTTTACGATCTTCGTCAGCACCCTTCTCTACTTTTGCTTCGGGTTCTGCACCGCCGAGGTCTTCTTCGTCGTTGACCTCATCTTTTACTTTTTTGGGAGCATCTGCTTTCCCACCCGAATCGGATGGTTGGCTGGCTTCTTCTAGTTCGGCCAATACCTCAGCTTCAAGCTCCTCAATTGTTTTATCTAATTCGGACATGGAATTGTCTCCTTTTTGCATTTATATTATTTATAAGTTATAACATTTTGAGGAATTTGGCGAACTCTAACGCTTCAACATTCGCCTTTCTATGACGTTTTTCAACGTCAAATTTCGTTTTCAATTCAGCAACGTGGGCTTCCACCAACGCACCGTGATTCCAAACCCACTCTTTACCCTCCATAATACCCTCAACAAAAGCGTTGGGTGCGGAAGGGTCTGCAACAATATCGGCCGCAGTAGCAAGGTAAAAATCATCTCTCACATAGTTAGCACCATTCTTTTGATCCAAACTTCCCATGCCCCTAGATGAAACGCCTAACTTGGCACCTTCATCCATAAGGTTCTTAACAATTTCTCCCATCGGGGTGGCCATAATCTTTGCCTCACCAATGAAATTTTTACCATCAGGAGTCAGAGATGTAATCATGTGGGACACTCTTTCCAAATTGACGGTTGGTCCGTCTGGATGTCCCAATTCACCAAATGCACGATTCTCTCTGATAAAGTTTTTATTATACTTTGAAACTTCTTTCTGTAGCACTTCCATAGGATACACACGGCCGTTACGGTTTTTAACGTCAGCCTGCATGAATATGCCTTTGATCTTGTAGGTCTTACCACCATCTTCTTTTGCTTCGGTGATATACTCTACTTCTTCTACGGCTTCTGAAAATAATTTTACGGTCTGCATCTCATATCCCCTATGACGTATAGTTTTCGTCTTTCTTAAATTCGATGATAACAAAACCAGATATTTCATGGTCACCAGAAGTTACTGTTGTATTTGCCGCAGTGCCAGGAATAACGCCAGCAGAACCATCATAGTGTCCAGTTCCGGCAAGCCTAATCTGAACAATATCTGTTCCAGAAGATACTTCTTGAATTTCAACATGGCCAGTATCATCATCAGCACTACCTTGAGTCAATGCCCACCAAAGTCTTGCGATGTGTAGTTTTGCACCGTTCGCATGGCCATCTAATCCACTTGCATCTAAAATAGCGGTATTTGCAGCTGCATCATCTTCGATATCAACTTTAATTGTAACTGTTCCACCAGCGCCGGGTGCATTAACGGCAGTATCTCTGAGTGTTCTTGTAACAATGGCCATCCTCTAACTCCTTAAATCGACAACATTTCTTTTTCAAAATACGACAACAATTCGTTTTCTTTTACTTTAAACTCTCTTGACGCATCTTTTATTGTTTTTTCAAAACTATTTAGGAAATCTGAAGGTTTAGCATCCATTGCAGTAAAAATAGAATCAACAGCATCCTTCATCCTTGGAGATAGTTTTTTATATTCCTTAGATTTACGATGTTCGTCTTTCTCTACAACTGTAGACTCATAGATTTTTTCAATCTTCCTCATTTTCCCCACCCGGCGTATTCACAAATACACTGGCCAATTCTTTTCTTTTTGTTTCAAGTGCGCTTCCAACCTTTGCCGAAAGTGCATCATTAAATTCTGATTCTGCAGCAAGATTATCTCCATTTGATAATGCGTTAATTATCTCTTTACTCATTTCTTTCTACCTTTCACAGTTATACTTTTATCAAAGTTATCTTCGACAGGTTCTTCTTTATCTCCACCTTCTTCTGGTGGAGCTTCTCCATCATACTTGGCCATATCATCAGCAGGAATAGCACCACCGCCACCATCTTGTGGATAACGTGTGATACCGTCACCAACATCTGGCATATCAATACCACCATCAAGAGGATCAGTATCGAGCTCTCTTTTAATCTGGTCTTGCATATCTTGAATTTCACTATCGTTCATACGCAATACAGTTTTAAGAACATATTGTTTACTGAAAAACGTACCGATATAAGATTGAATACTATCCAAAGTTTGAATACGATCATTCAACAATTCAGCTTCTTTCAACTCAGAGAAGTGACCATCTTTCATAAAGTCGTATTGAATATGTTCCTTCATATTATCCCAATCATTTAATGAGATAATACCTTTTAACAACAATTGAGTTTTCAATATATCAGTGAATAGTGCAGTATATTTTTTTCTTAATTTTTGAATAAATTTTGTAAATTTTAGTTCGTCTCTTGTAATCTCTGTAGTTCTGCCAAGACTAAAACTATTTTCTGCTTCCAAACGAGAAATAGGCACGTTCAGTGAACGATATAGTTTTCTTTGGAAATATTCTATATCATCAATTTCACCAAGATTAGAACCACCCGGCAAAGTTGTAATTTCTGTGCCTCGGCCACCTTCACGGCGTGGGAGCCAGAAATCTTCCAACATACTCATTTGATTTCTATCATCACGAATCTCGCCAGTCGATGCATCATATACCAACTTGTTACGATAACGATTCATAACATCTTTGAGATACTGTTCTGCCTTGACTTTTGGTAGATTACCAACATCAATATAAAAAATCCTGCGTTCTGGAGCCCTAGAAATGCGATAGATAACCAATGCATCTTCAATCATCCTTAACTGATTGACAGGTTTGATTGCCTTATGCAAATAAGACAGAACCTTTCCACCATTCTGATCAATTACACCAGACGGACAATATGTTATTGCATCTGCTGCAATTTTAATTCCTTGATTTGAACCACCGTATCCAGCTGAGAAAAGGCCT